GCCGAAACGCGAGCGCACATTGAAGCGTGTGCAAAAAACAACGGAATCGCAGTCATGGTGCTGAATTCCGGCACGGTTTCTTGCATTTCTGGGTCGGGTCGCAAACAATGATTGAAGTGCTGATCGGGCTGATGTTGTTCATGGTCGGCATTTTGCTAGGCATCTTTCTGGGTATCTTGTGGACTAGCTATGACAGATGAACAGCAGCAGGAATATCACGAATGGCTTAACCGTATGCGCCAAAACGCGCACCAAGGGACAGAATGAAGGTCTATCAGGCAATCAACAAAGTGCAAGCCGATATTTCTAAGGAAGGTATCGGCAAAGATCGAAAGAATGAGCAGCAGGGCTATAATTTCCGGGGCATTGATGACGTTTACAACGCACTCGCTCCCATGCTGGCGAAGCACGGCCTTTGCATTTTGCCCCGCGTTACTTCGCGTGAAGTTGTCGAGCGCACGAACGCAAAGGGAACCGCGCTGTTCTACGTGACCGTGGGCGCTGAATTTGACTTTGTGTGTGCCGAGGACGGATCAAAGCATACCGTTGTCACGTACGGAGAAGCGATGGACAGCGGCGACAAGGCCACGAACAAGGCCATGTCAGCAGCCTACAAGTACGCTTGTATGCAGGCTTTCAGTATTCCGACCGAAGGCGACAACGATGCCGACTCAACTACGCACGAAGTGCGCGGCCGCGACGAACAGCCCGACCCGTTCACGCATGACCCCGTTGTCGTTGGCAAGCTGAAAACCGCCAAGACAATTGGCGAACTGGCTGACGCATGGGCAGCTATTCCGTCAAACCTGCGGGCGCGGTATACGGCGGTTAAGGATGGGCGCAAGAAGGAATTGGAGGCGCAATGAGCCGCACCTGTAGCGCAAGCCGCCATGCCGTAATCATTGCAACGCAAATCGAGCGCGGCGAAAAGATTGAAGACCCGGAACATGCCGCAGAGTCAATCCATGCAACTGTGGAGGCTCTTTGGAAAGCTAGAGCGGCAAACAATGAACTGTGGGAGGCGCTGCTCGGTGCCGTCAAACTGGCGGAATACTGGATAAACCGCGAATACACTCGCAACGTATCGGAATCCGAGTATCAAACGTGGCTTGCGTTAGGGCACCACTCGAACGCTATGAAAGCGGCCCGCGCCGCCATCGCTAAATCGGAGGGCAAATGACAACGCTATACGAAAAGCGCGGCCGTAAATACGTGCCGGTAATTGAACGCTGGTATGAGTGTGACCAGTTGAATGTAGGTCAATTCCGGCTGACCTATTGTTATGCGGAGGGCGGCAGGCGATACGAATACAACGTCACGCCAGATACCGCTGGATTCGTTGCTGCGGCAATGATTGCGCGTGAGGCAATGGAGCAGGCAATATCAGAAGTAAAAGCATCACGCCCAGTCATTCCTGCCAACGCGAAACCATACACCAAAAAGCAACGCGAGATTCTTAAACGCTTCCGCACAGAAATGGCGGCGGCTGGCGGGTTATTTCCTGACTGGTGGGTAAACACAAGCGCATGGGACATATCTGAGGCCGCAATCAAAGCCGTGCGGGAGTTTCGTCCATGATCCCGCAGCAGTCCTCGGCATGGGTGCGGCAACGCATCGGCTGGCTTACTGCTAGTCGTATGAAAGATGTGCTTGCCGTACTCAAAAACGGCCAGCCTGCCGAAGCGCGCCGCAAGTACGCAATGGAGCTTGTAGGCGAGCGCATGATTGACGGGGCGCTAGACCACTTTGTTAGCCCCGCCATGCAGCACGGCATCGACTGCGAGCCGGAAGCGGCGGCGGCGTATGAGGAAACAACCGGCAATCTGCTGGACAACTGCGGATTTTTCCCGCACCCGTCAATCCAGTTTTTCGGCGCAACGCCTGACCGGCTACTGCATGAAGATGGGCTAGTTGAGATTAAGTGTCCGACAACCGTCACATATGTCAACTGGCGGGCCGCTGGCGTGGTGCCGGAGGAACACAAGCCGCAAATGTTGGCGCAGCTTGTTTGCACGCGGCGGCGGTTCGTTGATTTTGTGGCGTATGACCCGCGAGTAAAGATTCGAGAGCAACGCATTTTTATTCGCCGCTTTGAGCCTACCGCAGAGCAGATCGCGGCGACGGAGCAAGCGGCAGTGCAATTTCTGGCCGAAGTCGAGGCCATTTTTCAGCAAGTAACCGAAGGAGTTTGAGCATGGGCGTTAAATACGATCTCGTTGCAGTAACCGGCGAATACACCACGAAAGACGGCCAGACGAAGAAGCGCTACACCAAGTGCGGCGTGGTGATCGAGACCCGCAACGGTGGCCTGATGGCGAAATTCGAATCCGTTCCGGTCGGCAACTGGGATGGGGTGATGTACCTCAACGAGCCGCGCGAGAAAGATGCCGCACCTAAGACCGTGGCAAACATGGCAGACGACGTGCCTTTCTGATGTCCATTAAGCGCCACCTAAGCCGCGTTGCAGAGCGCGGCTGCGCCCTCTGTTTGCACTTGGGTCTAGGCGCAACGCCAGGGGAGATACACCATCTGCGAGAGGATCAAGGCATGGCACAGCGTGGAAGCGATGCGCTGGCAATCTGTGCCTGCCCAGAGCATCATCGCGGCCCGCACGGAATCCACGGCGACAAGTCTGCGTGGCGTAATGCGCGGTATTCCGAGATGGATGCGCTGGCAGACACAATCACAGCGTTGTATATCCGCAACGGTTAGATTGACGCAGCAGTAAAGCGGGATTACTTTTCAGTCTCCACAAACGAAAGGAATCAAATGAACACGATCACTGTTAACGGCGTTGATTATGTCCGCGCCGATTCTGTTCCGACCGGCAATCGGGCCGTTGTCGTTGTTGATCGCGGCTGGATTTTTGCTGGTGACGTGACCCGAGAGAATGGCCGGATTCGGCTGTCTCGCGCCGTGCATGTTTTCAAGTGGGAGTCGATTGGATTTGCGAAGATGGTTGAAACGCAAAAAGCCGATCTGCGGCAGATTGCCGATGTTGATTTGCCGGAAGCGGCTGAAATCTTTTGTATTCCTGTTGCAGACGATTGGGGTCTGTGATGTTTAGGCCAGTTGGCAGCGGCTACGGCTACGGCTACGGCGACGGCAGCGGCTACGGCGACGGCAGCGGCTACGGCTACGGCGACGGCAGCGGCTACGGCTACGGCTACGGCGACGGCAGCGGCTACGGCGACGGCAGCGGCTACGGCGACGGCAGCGGCGACGGCAACGGCTACGGCACGGTTAATACACGTAGCCGTAGCCGTCTTTGACGGAGGAATGATGAGTGACTTTGAATGCCTGCCCACGGCTGCGCGGCTGGCCGAGCTGGAGGCCGAGGTCGAGCGGCTGCGGCTGGCGACGCAGCTATGCGACAAGCACGCTCCAAACGGCGGCACTGTTAGCGCTTGTGTCATCTGCTCGGGACAAAAGCTGTCTTACGCACTCTCGCGCATTAGCTACCTTTGCGAGCCTCCGAACGAAATAAAATTCAGCAGCTATGACCTGCACTACAACGAAGATGCCGTCGTTGCGCAGGTCGAGCGGCTGCGGTCGTTGCATGAAAGCGCGGTGCAGGACTGGCGCAACGCCTGCGAGTTGATGAACAAGGCAGAGGCCGAGGTCGAGCGGCTGCGTGAGCTTGGAGTTGGGTATTCGCAGCAGACGATGAATGCCGTTGTCCGAGAGCGTGAGGAACTGCGCGCAGAGGTCGAGCGGCTGCGGGCGCAGCAGGCCGAGCCGCAATGGTGCTTTTGCGATCCAACGCGATGCGAAGGCATGGGCCGGTGCCGCTGGCAGGCGATGAAATATGTGCCGCCCGCGCAGCAGGCCGAGTCGATGTCAGATGTCAAGGATTCCTTGACAGCTCAGGTCGAGCCGGTACGAGAGTGGCAGGGGCTGACGGAGGAGGAGATCGCTTTCTGTCGTTTTGAAGCGCGAGTCGAAGCTGGACCGCTCAAGAGGGACGGAACGACAACCACCCGCCTTGCCCGCGCCATCGAGGCCGCGCTAAAGGAGAAGAACAAATGACCGACCGCGAACTGCTTGAGTTCGCCGCGAAGGCGGCGGGGATTCGGTTGGCTCGCCAAGAACTCGATGATTCAATCGACGCCGCCAAATCGGAGGGCCAGCGATGAGTGACCTTATCAC